GTGATAGATTATAAATAAGTGGATTTTGTATTCTCGATAGATTGAATTTCATATTCTTGATAGATTGTAAAAAAAATTAGTGTAAACTTTAATTTTTTATAGCTTTGTTCGGTTTAGTAATTTTAAATTATTTATTTTTTTAATTTGAAATATTTATTTGGGTGAAAAACTCAAATACTCTTTTCCGTTTTTAAATATATTGGATTTTGATATGTAAATCCAATTATTCAGGATTATAAAATTAATGAAAAACATTAATTTCCTATAACTTTGTTTAGTAATGTAATTCGAATTATTTATTTGAATGAAAAAACTCAAATGCTTCTTTTCTGTTTTTAAATATATTGGATTTTATAATATCGATAGATTTAAAAGGAATTGAAATTTATAGTCTCAATAGATTATAAAAATAATGCAAACTTTGATTTTTTATAACTTTATTCGGTTTATTTTAAAGCTCTTTTGAATTATTTACTTGAGTAAACAGCTCAAATGCTCTTTTTTCGTCTTGAAATAGATTGTATTTTGATATGTAAAATTCAATTTATCGAAATTATAAAATCTTGAGTAAAAAAATAATGCAAAATTTTATAACTTTGGTCGGTGTAGTAAATTAAAATTATTTTTAAAACTTTTTGTTTGAATTATTTACTGGAGTGAAAAAAGCTTAAATGCTCTTTTTTGTTTTTAAATATATTGGATTTTGATATGTAAAATTCAAGATTTTATAATCTCAATAAATTGAATTTTATAAACTTTAATCGTAATATATTTTTAAATGTACATTAATTGATTTTTCAATCATTCTAGAATATTATTTTCTAAAAGTAATTTTAATAGTAAGAGATTATAAAGATACCAAAGTTTATTTTCAATGCTTTTCTTTTTACTATAAATATAGAATTCTTGATGGAATATAAAAAAAGAAACCTAGATAAAATATATTCCTTTCTAGATAGTAGAAAAAATCGGAAGATGGAGATTGATAATGACTATTCGTTTACAAATATCGAATTTTCAGAACAGAATGGAAAATCAATGATAGATCAAGTAACTTGTGCAATATGTAATAACGTTACGATTGATCCTTATATGTTGAGTCAATGTCAACATACTTTTTGTAAAACATGTATTTTTACGTATTGTAAAAAAGAAACGAATAGACTGGAACATGTATGTCCAATTTGTAGAAGTGTATTTTCGTCTACAAATAATTTGATTAAAAACATGACTCAATCAAATATAATAGATCGTTTATTGGTAAAATGCATTTACCAATTTTGCGAATGGAAAGGAGAATACGGATCGATTTATTCTCATGTTAAAAATGATTGCAAATATCTTTCAGTTTGTGATTGCATGAAAATTATCGATAGGAATGAAAAACAAAGACATGAAAGCGATTGCCAATTAATGAAAATTAGTTGTTCTTGTGGAGAAAAAATCGAAAGAGGAAAATTAAATCATCATGTTGCAGAAAAATGTCCAGAAAATTATATATGTTGTGAATATGAATCTCATGGATGTTTATGGCAAGGTAAAAGAAAGGAATATTGGAAAGATCATGAATCAGAATGTAAAGTTAGACAACTTTATCGGGATTTTTGTCAATTGAAAAAGAATACGAATTTAGAGACAGATATAATAACTAAAATTTATAAAAAATCGGATTGTTTTATCATTACTGGATTAAGTGGAGAACCTACTTTTAGAAAACAATTACTATGCAAATATATTAAATCAAATTTAGAATTGAAATTTCCTATCAAGATTGGTAGTACCAGCAAAAATGAAGTAAGGATGACTTCTCTTATTACAAGGTATTTTTTTTAATTAATTAATTTTTTTAGTGGAATTTTCGACTTTGATACTACGAAAGTGGCAAATAATTGCATGGTGGATATAGATCCAAAAGAAAACATAATGTGTATTACTTTTTCGGGTAAAAAAGATAGATTTTTTATTATTCCTATTAAAAATGGAAAACCAATTATAAAAAAAATCAAAAGTGGAAGGATTAGTATTCTTTTCAATATTCCGAAAGATGAAGTGGTAACATCTCCTATTATTTATGCACATAGAGAATGGTTAAAATATCAAGATGATGAATATCCTTTTACAATTGAACCGAGTTCAAGAGCTATAACATCGTTTAATCTACATCATGATGGAGGAAAAGTAGAAAACGATTCTCTTTACACTTTATTGATCGAATTTTTCAATTTGGATGCTTGGAATGATTTTGAATAATTATAAAGGAGCGCAAATGTAAAAAAAAATACTAGTTTTTAATAAAAATAAAACAATATCTTCTTTATACAGTTTGTTAAATGTCATGCGTTCTTATTGAAGATGATTTTGATACTGAGGAAGCAGAGATTTTCAAAGAATGGAATCAAAGATTTTCCATAAAACGTAATTTCGATATGAGCAAAATTGCTTATAATGATACTACAATGGCAGGCTTTTGGGAAATACAAAAAAAGTTTGATTCAGGAAAAATAGAAGCTTCAGATGGTAAAAATCGATCTCACGGTACAATGGGATGGACATGGTTAATGGCTGTTCCAATACAATCTGAATTTTTAATTCAGCAATCTTTTTATGAAACTGTGTTTATATTAGATAAGCCTATATGTGTTGCTCCTTCATTGACTAGACCATACTTTTTATGGTTTACCGATATTGATATCAAACAAACTCAACCAGTAGAAATATCATATGTTAGAAAGATTTGCCAAATAGTATCAAAAGTGGTATCTTCTTTTTATCCGGATTTAATAGAAATGAAATATTCTCCTCCGAAACCAACTCCTCCTCTTATCATTAAAGGAATGAATATTCCTACTCAATGGAATAACGAAGAAGGATATTGGATTGGAGCAGGAGAAGGAATAGGAAGACTTCGATATATGGTTACTAGTTCTGGTTTTAAAAATGGAATTTCTAAAAACGACCAGATTGAATACGGAATGGGACTACATATGTATTCAATAGGGAGATTGCTAGTAACAGAAGAACAAGCCCATATTATATTAATAGCTATTCGAGTTTTATGCGAAAGAGAACTAGGACCAAGGATAAAAGATGAAGGATTTAATAGTTGGCTTGAAGTTTTTGATGATGGAGTTTATAAAGGTCAAGGAGGAACGAGAATGTTGGGATCTTGTAAAGTTAAACCTTGCTCTAATTGCACAGGAAAAATGCCAGTAATGTCCATTAGAGAAGAAGATAAATTAATGGGCGAATTCGAAAAATTTTATGCAAGGGTAGAAGATGGTAATAGAACCGAAAATAAAACCCAAAAGAAAGGATTATGTCAATTATGTAATGGAAGGAAAAAATATTTAGATCTCAAATCTTATCAGGCTTTATTTATTTTGGATCATCTCGGAAAAGAAGATGAATCTATGGAATGGTTACTGGATGATCCTTTTCAATGTCTTTTAGCTACATGTCTTCGTGTGAGAGTTGTAGGAGCATCTAAAGGAAGCAATTGGACAACTCATTGGAAATGTCTTCCTGGATACTCGTTAGCTACCAAACAAGAAGAAAAAGAAATGACAAAAAAGATTAAATTTACAGCTTCTAAAGATGATGGACGAGAAGCTAAAAATAAACAACGTTATCCTCCAAATGCTTTAGAAACAGTATCTGCTTTAGCTTGTGTTCACAAATTAGACGATATGTATTTAGAATTATTAGCTGATTATCTTATTCGAGACAATCAAAAATCTTATCGATTAGAAGTTAAAAATAGTAGAAATTTTAGATTCTGTTTGAGATGTAAAAAGGAACATACTAATAGAATCTATTTTCAATTATGCATATCAGATATAAAGAATTCACCAAAAGCATATATATATCAAAAATCTCATTCTGATAATATAGAATGTAAAGAAGGATTAGTAATTCGCAAAAAAATCCCTTTAGAATTGCAAGAATTATTGTTTGGACAAACTTTTCAAAATGGAGTTTATGTTCCTATTTTAACAAAAGAAGATGAGTGGCCAAAACAAAGAAATTTTTCATCAAATGTAGCTTCTGGAACATTTTATCCAGATGGTTCAAGAAATGGAAAAGAAAAGATTCAATATATAAATTCTCTATTTACTTGGATTACAAAAAAGAGAAAAGATAGAGATCCTACTGGTGAAAGAAAACATGTAAAGAATAAGATTGCTCAAAATATGAAAAGAAGTAGAGAAAAATCGAATCCTGCGTGGCAGGTCCAACAAGATCCTTCTACAAATCAGATTTATACTCAAATGGCTAATACTACAAAAAAGCAAAAAAAGAATGATTCTAATTTGATTCAAAAATATGATATGATAACATGGGGTACTCATGTACAATAAATATATTAAAAATAAACTATTATTTTACTAGTAGTATGTCATCTAGAATTTCAAATAATCAAATTTTGATCAATAAGAATTTATCAAAAGCATTGCAATCTAATGTATATATATTTGACCCAAATAATATTCCAGTTGGACCATTTTTCGTAGTTTTTAGAATTCCTAAATTCTCTACATATACTCAGTTTAATTCGTTTCTAAACAGAAAAGAAAGTCCATTTTCTCAAACTAAAGATTTTACATTTTCAGATTCAAAAATACATTTTGCAGTTGCTAATGATTTTAAATTGGAAGAAAAATCTGGTTTAGTGAAAGAAAACGAATCGAATTTTGATTGGTTTACTTCGACTGTAAAAATAACGGAAATTTTACGAATTGATAATAAAGTAATAATTACTGATAGTAATTGGAAAGTTTTACCACTATGGATCTCTTTTGATTGGAAATACTTTGATGAAGAATTTATAAAAAAAAAATTAATAGAGATCGTAGCTGAAGATTAATTTATATGTATTGTTTCGAATGGCAAATGAAAACCTTTCCAATATAAATTTCCATAACTTGTAAAAATCTCTTCTCCATTATAAATGTTTTTGCTAGCATATAACCCCAAATCTGAATCTTTGTTGATTTTTAAAATAGAATTATTTTCAAATTTGGAATTTATTGCATCATTTGCATATGATGCAGGACCTCTAAATAATGCTGCATCAATTCTGAATCGACCTGTATTAAATGTATAAGGAGTAGTTACTAATTTAATTGTTTTTGAAAAAACAGCATCACAATATCTAGATTCCAATTCTTTTTTTGAAACATTCTCTCCAAGATAAGGACAAATGTAATCTCCTTTTTTGAATACGTATTTTTTATTCTGTTTTGAATAATCTTTTTTTAAACTTTAATTTAAATTAAAATTTTACCTGTAGCAAAAATTCCTTTTCCTACTTTTGGTCCCAAAAGACTTGGTAATATAGAAATTTTTAAAATAATAGGCAAACAATCATTACAATATGGATGTATCAAACTTGTATTATTTGGGCATTGGGTTCCATAAGCGTTTACGGAACTACACCTTTTCGAAACAAGAGGTGCTTCAAAGTGAACATTTCCTTTTTCGTTATAAAATCCATCCCATTTTTAGATTCTAAAATTAAAAAACAATTAATTTTGAAAATGTTTTTTATAAAGAATTAATAAATAAATAGTACGATATATTTTTATCACAAGGAATTTATTCTCCAAAATAAAAATAATCGTGAAAAAATAAAAAGATAAAGTAGCAATCAGGTAAAAAAAAATTTTATAATTATGGAAAATTTATGTTTGGAAAAAGTTAAAGATAAAGAATTCTTTAATATTTTTAAGATTCGAAAATCAACTTCGGATAAATATATTATTGCTGCTTTATTCAAACAAAAAAAAGTAAATAAAGCAATTATAGAAGAATTGAATTCCATAATCGACCAATATAATAAAGAAGCAATTGGATTATTTTTAGATGTTTCAGTAGTAGATTCTATATCTCCGGATATTTTGGTTTATAATGTTGATATGATCAAAAACCTCGAAAATGGTTCTACTATACAAAGAGTAGGAATCTGTGCAGGAAAATTCGCAACAATGACTTTTAATGCATTATTAAAATTGAAAAAACCCAAAATCGAAACCCGCATCTTTAGTAAAGAAGATGAAGCATTAAATTTTGCTCTTAATATTCATGTTAAAAAATAAAAAATTGATTTATGATAGAGATATGAATGTAAAATTTGAATTTATACAAAATTTTAATCAAACTTACGAGTTAGGGAAAACTCTTGGAAGTGGAAGCTATGGTATAGTAAAAAAAGCAAGATTGAAAAAATCTTCCGAAATTTTTGCATGTAAAATTGTAAATAGAAAAGAAGATTATCTTCGAGAAGTCGATCATCTCATTCAATGTAGAGATTGTAAAGGTGTACTACAACTTCAAAGGGTTTCTTTCACAAAAGATAAAATGTTGATGCAATTTCCTTTAGCAATTTCGTTCTCTAAATTTTTAGATGAAAAGATATTCGAATCCCTTCATTCTCATTTGGAATATTGTTTAAAAAATTGTATTTATCTTTTAAAGACGATTTGCGAGATTCATTCAGTAGGTATTGTTCATAGAGATATAAATCCAAATAATATCGTACTATTAAATAAAGAAAGACCATATTTGATAGATTTTGGATTTTCAAAGAGAATAGGAAATTTAGAAGAGATTCCAAAAAAATATAATATTACTACTCCGTGTTATCGAGCACCAGAATTATACAATTTAACAGGGAATAATTGTTATGGACCTTTAATTGATGAATGGAGTATAGGTTGTATTTTGATAGAATGTTTTTCCGGATATTCTCCATTTGAAAATCAAGATCAAAACATAATTAAAAAAAAGATTGCATCTTTTATATGGTGGAGAACTGGTATCAAAAACAAACAATCCGGAAAGAAATCCTTCAATATATTGGAAAAATTAAAACATATTTACGACAACTTTGTAAAATACGAAGAAATTAAGAATATAAAAGAATGCAATATAATGTTTGATGGTTTAATCAGAATGATAATTTTCTTATTAGAACCATTTGCAAAAGACCGACTTTCAGCGAAAAAAATATTGAAAATAATAGAAATTAAAACTCCTATTGTCATTAAAAACCCTTTAAAGATTTCTGGAAATTTAAATATGAAGGAATTCAAAAATAATTTGCTACAGTATTATGACATTTGTGATAAATTGGGAAATATTAGTCCAAGATTATTTTATCATGCTATAGAACTTTATAAATTGTGTCTGGGTAAAAAATTTTATTATTTTATTTAATGATTTCTAAGAACGAAATTTTGATATCGATAAAGATATTATACTGCTTTGTTGTTCTTCTATTGCTTGTGCTTATCATGGATTTCAAGATAAAAAACATGATTTGATATTAAAATTGCATCCTTCTTACAATAAAAAAATCTTCGACAAATCTGTAGTGGGAATCATAAAATACCTTTTCGGAAAGATATGGATTGAATCCAAATATTACAGTAATAGAAATTTTTGGGATTCCAAAATGGAAAAGAAAAATATTATTCGAATTATTCAGAATAAATATTGATGAATTTAATTAGCAATAAATAATTTGTTATTAAATGAAATTAGCTTCGAGAGAGGTTGTGCGTGATCCTTTTACTGGTACTAAACTAGTAAATGTCTTACAGAACGATATAGATTTCATATACATGGTCTACAATAATGAGCTGGACATCAGTTCGAATTATCTTATAATTGTTTTACAAAATGTATTTATTATTTGTTGCAATGTCTATGTTTTATATATATTAATGGTCCAGCAATTGGAGAGGAAAATCTCTTCCAGATATTTGGTCGACAATTACAAAAGTTGATTCGCATTTTTGGACATCGAAAAATGTGAACTAATTGTTTTGAGGGAATATCATTCATTTATGGATGGGATATTATTTACAATATATCTATTAGTATTAAGTAAAATGATTTGTTGTATTGTAGATAGTTTTTGGAGGGATCTGGATTAAATCGAAATTATTACAGAAAAATATTGATGAATTTAATTAGCAATAAATAATTTATTATTAAATGAAATTAGCTTCGAGAGAGGTTGTGCGTGATCCTTTTACTGGTATTTATTTCTTCAAAATAACTAAACTAGTAAATGTCTTACAAAACGATATAGAGCAGATTTCATATACATGGTCTACAATAATGAGCTGGACACCAGTTCGAATTATCTTACAATTGTTTTACAAAATGTATTTATTATTTGTTGCAATGCCTATGTTTTATATATATATTAATGGTCCAGCAATTGGAAATTTTGGATTTTGGAGAGGAAAATCTCTTCCAGATATTTGTTCGACAATTACAAAAGTTGATTCGCATTTTTGGACATCATCTAATGAAAAAATGTATGAATGTGAACTAATCGTTTTTAGAGAATATCATTCATTTATGGTTGGTATATTGTCCATAGTATATCTATTGGTATTAGGTAAAATGATTTGTTGGATTCTAGGTAGTATTCAGAGATCTACACATCAAGCATATTATGGAATTATTCATTCTATTTCACAGCGATCTTTAAACAAAAATGAATTTTTAGAAGAAAAAATCATAATCACAGAACGTATTCCTTTTAAAAGGCGAAATTCTATACGTAAAAGTTTACCTAAAGATGAAGAATAAAACATTTATTGAATGTAACCTTTTCTGAAATTTTATATAAAACAGTCTAAAAAATCATAATAATTTGAAATGGTTAATTAATATGATTTGAGCGCTAATAAATATTAAAAAAAAATAATAGGTCCGCGATTTTTAAAACAATAATTACTATATTATTATACTTTTTAACATCAAACATTAAGGAAATGGAATCTCCTTTTTCTTATGATGAATCTCAAATGGAGATTAATTCAGATTTATCTTTACTAGAAATGGAAACCCTTTTAAAGAACCATCCTGATCTAGGAGTAAATGCAAATGAATATCAATTAGTAATATTTTATTTATTCTTTAATATTGTTAAGGATGGTAATAATAATATTCCGGTTACACCGATTTATGATCACAGAAGTAATATTAATCAAAATATTCCATCATTAGGTGAAAAATATATCGTTACTCTTCCTACATTGGCTATTATAGAACCTCGTGGAGATAATAATAATTTATTTATGTCCATATGTATCGAGATATACAATGTTATTAAATATGTTTTAAATGCCAATTCATCCAATCCAGAGAGTTTATTCCTCTTATTTGCTAGAATCGTTAGTCCTCCTCCTCCTCAATATTTACAACAATATCAGCAATATTGTAAGAATACATATTCTAATAATCATCATGGTAAAAATGATAATCTAAATTTATATTTTATTAGAAAATAATCAAGAATATCATCCTATATTATGGGCTTCTATTCGTTGGTTTGCTAGTCTGACTGGAACGCATGATGTTAGAATCAAATTAAGTAATAATTTGGTAAAAGTTCAAGGAGGATTCCGCTTTTTTCCTTTTGATTTAGGAAGGATAATATGGTGCAAACCTTCATATACTGATACTGGAAAAATGCTCGATCCAGTATCTCATGGTTTATCTTGGCAAAAAGATTCTAGTGGTCGTTATCAACCTGTTCCTCATATTTCTCCCATTGTAAATATTGCAGATTGTTGGACTTTAAGAGCTGGACCTATAAGACTTAATCCCAAACAAAAGGATTTTTATACTGAAAATTATGCCGATTATCAGCCACAAGAGTATCAAAACGAATTAATTTACAGTTCACCAATTGGTCCAACAACTATCGATATCACTCCTAATTTGATCCAATCATTATTAGATAATGGATGTAAGGCTTTCTTTACTGCTAAATTGATATTTTATAGTAATGCCATTTTTGCAAGAGAAAATCCAACAACAATCTAAA